TCTTCGCTAAACTTGGAGCGGAACATTGGATTCTCGTTAGATTTAAAAGTCATTTATATTTTCCTTAGTGAACTGATGGTGCATGGGCAGCAAAGAAGTCAGCTTCCTGATTCATTTGAATAGCAAAGTCTTCAAGAGCTTCTATTACAAAATATGTAAGGCTTCTTTCATTTAACATTGCCAACTCTTTAAAAAGAAGGACTACTTCTTCTGACAGTCCTTCCTTTAGAAGCTCTGTCATGTATGCCTGTTCTATGTACTCATCCATGAGGTTCGTCCTCCATTGGGGTGACTACTGACATCTCTGCCGCTAGTGCAGCGTAACCACAGATGTCAACAAAGCTATCGTCTTTGAATGACTCCATACACCTAGCTACCTTAACAAGTATCATCATAATAGCAACATCAGAGGCAGACAACTTAAGCTGATGATCAGTATAATTATTCCAGAACTCTGCAATTCTCATATGATTGAGAGTGGCATCCCCATAGTCTGCTGCACGATCACCGTTGATAAGTTCACTTGCTTCTGCAAGAATAGTGTCACGCTTCATCATTTTAATTCTCCTCTTTCATCAGTGCATCCCAACTTATATTATAAAACATTTTAGCGCGACTGTCAATCTCTTTTGCAATGAAGCTTGTCTCTGCCTGTGCATCTTCAGCCAACCTCAGCTTACATACACGGCTGAAGGCGTACAATGATCCGGTCCAGTACCACTCAGTATAAGCACTCTGAGGAAGCACCATACGTGCCTGTTCAGGAGACACTCCCAGTTCTAACATATGTTTGTATGTCCACAAGGCTTTGTTCAAGGACATATGATAAGGATCAACTACTTGATTATGTTGATTGATGTCTATAATCTCATCAGAAGAACCCTGCTTTTTATTCTCCGCAGCCCCTCTCCAATGTTCAGGTTCATAGAACTCTGGATCATCAGACACGTACCGCCTACTTACCTCGTTCCAGACTAGCCCTACCTGATGCTTGGCGAGCTGACGGGCTACGAAGATAGGTGCTTCGATACGGAACTGTAAGCTAGTGTGTGCAAAAGGGGACCAGTGTTTATGAGAAGCGAGGTAGTTGATAAGCTTTTCGTCACCGTCTTGTAAGTCTGAATGATGCTTACTGAAGCTGACCCTTGCTGCGTTGACGATAGTCAGGTCAGACCCCATGTAATCTACAAGTTGAACCTTCATTCTCCGTACTCCTCTTCGAAACCCAGTGCTTCTTCAACATCAATGTCGAAAACTTCTCTAAGGTAATACATCCTTTCTTCTAGCAAATCCTCAAATCTTTCTAGGATATCTTCACTACTGATGTTCAACAACTCACAAAGCAGAGTAGGGTCTGCTACTTCGGAAAGCCTCTGAACAAACTGATCACTTGATAAAGGCATCTGTTATATCCTCCAAAGTATACCACTTAAACTTCTCCTTCTCACACCATTCAGCCATTGTCATCTTGCTTCCTTTCCTCAGCTTCTTGTTTGGATTGTACAAAAGGAACACTAGCTGTTTCTTTTTTGGAAGACTGTCCCTGATGGCTTTATATTTCTGAGTGTCCCCTACTCTAAAGAAACCTTTAGCTTCCACTAAAATATCAATCCGGTTCTTGTCATTACGACCTACAAAATCAGGTATGTATTTTCTGTGGACTGTGTAGGGGACTTTCTCAGGTTCATACTTACAGTAATCTTTTAGAAGAAGTCCCGCAGTCTCTTCAAACTTATTACGATACGGTGTCATTAGACTTTTTTACGCGAGAGGTCTTTACTTCTTTGACCAAAGCCTGTGTCATTCCTCCTGTCTGGGACACGAAGGGTGTGCCGTGAAGTTCCCATCCGTCATTCAATAGTGCTGAGACTGTGGTTTCAAAACGATCGTGTCGCGGTGTGTTGACTACTTTAAATTCAATCATAGTTGTTCTCCTCATTGTCTAGGTTTATTTCAGGATAGGGATATCCCTTACGATTCTTAGGAACTTTTACGGTAGTTGTTAAGAACTTTGGTCCAGAGCCTGTAGCAAAAGCTCGCACTTCTGGATAGCAATGTCTCTTGAACTGGCAGTATGAGCAGGTAGTAGAGAGTTTTAAATTTCCTGACTTCCCATCCTCCACTGGAGAGTAACATCTTGATGGTCGGTCTTCCTGCTTTACGGACTTTTTTACATGCTCAATCCTTTCTTCAATGTCACCTGAAAAGAACTCATGCATTGGGTCGTCAGTGTTATCAAGGTCGTACTGTAGGACTGCAAGCTTTCCACTGTCTCTGTCCATTGCAAGCCATGCCCACTTACGATCTCCCTCTGCATGTGCGTAGGCTTTGATCTGATCCACGTATCCAAAGTCATCGTGCTTTGCAAGCGACCTGTCTTTGAATTTCATCAGACCAAACTTGGTGGTAGACTTAACGTCCGTTACAAGACCATCGATCTTACAGTCCATGTGTCCGGTAACACCTGCCACCTTAACCTGCTTCTGTTCATCAGTAACCTTATGTCCTGAGAGCCTGACGAAAAGAAGAAGCATCTCCTCCACCATGTGTCCATACATAAACTTGATAAGGGTATAAGGTTTGATCTTCTCACCACGATACCCGTTATATGAATACCACTGCACTAGATCGTTCTTGCCTACCGCAGAGAGACGAAGCTTGCTGCTCTGTTGTCCGCCTGTGCTGGGAAGGAACTCCTTACGCATGATGTCTTTCATAGCTTCACCGAACTTATCAATCTCGGTTTCGACATCGACACTCTTATCAGAGTTGCGATCCTTCATCAGTTTGTAGACATCTTCTACTAAGGTGTCGATTGTCTTATCCATTCTAATCTCCTAATTTTATGGGACGGTCCCAGATTAATGAGTTGCTGCCCAGTTGTCTCCGACTTTGTACTCACCGTCCAACGGACAATTGAGTTTCATCCTAGTACCAGCCGCTTTGATACACTCTACTGCCAACCATCCAAACTTTTCTGCATGAGCTTCCTTAACTTCTACCTGAAACTCATCATGTATATTTCCTACAAATTTGTAGTCCATACTATGTATGATAGCATACTCATCTAGTATTGTCAATGCTTTCTTCATAATAACTGCACCGGCTGACTGTAGAAGTGTATTCAAAGCAGCATGTTCACTTCGTATTATCAGTCGTCTGCCGTCGAGTCCTCTGAGGTGGCCGCGCTTGGTCGCCCGTAAGACTCGCTCCCGTAGAGTTCGAAGAGATGGTGTGTTAGTGAGAAACTTTTCTTTAAGTTTTGCTCCGTCTCGTTTAGAACCGCCGACAACGCTTCCGATCTTGGCATCTCCTGCGCCGTAGAGGAAAGCATAGATAAAAGTTTTAGCGTTGTCTCTTGTTGAAAGGCCAGCAGCTTTCTGGTTTGCTGTATGTACGTCTCCGTGCGTGACTTCATGTGTGTACTCCTCATCGTTCATGTAATGGGCTAACATTCTAAGCTCCAGACCTGCCGCATCTATGCCTACAAGCTTGTAACCCTTTGGTACTATCCAGCACTGACGACATTCAGTGCCATACGGGGAGTAAGAGGCAGGGACTTGTGCCATATTAGGGCTGCTATGGGTCATGCGTCCCGTTACTGCACCGATAGGATTGACCCTACCGTGTACCCTGCCGTCTTCCTCCACCGCTTCTATCCATGACTGAACTTGGGCTGATCTCTTCTGCAACATAAGATACTCAGCTATTAGTTTGGCTTCGGGTATATCAACCTTGGATAAAATTCCTTCGTCTACTATCGGCTGACCCTTCTCAGTAAAGCTCTTTGGCTTCCACCCGTAGAACTTAAGATGTCTTCCGATCTGTTGTCTTGAACCTAGATTAAACTCAGGCCAGTCTACCCTAGAAAACGGACCAGCGATGCTACTGTAATCATCACCAAGAAACCTAAGACCAACACTACTAAGGGTGTTATCCTTTTTAATTTTAGGAGTGACTTCCCTGACAAATACAGGCAGCGGCGTAAATTTCTTATGCACTTCTTTTTCAACTTCAATACTCCTTTGTTTCAGTTGT